CGCCGAGAATTGCTGCCGACCCTAAACTACCAATCAGCCCATAGGTCTGAGCTTTTGAGGCGGCTTTAGCTTGCGTATATGCGTTGTTCCGAGCAGTTGCGTCGGCAGCGGCAGATCCCATCTGCTGCAGAGACGAGCGATTTACGCCCTGCCCAATATTAATAAGGTCCGATAATGTTCTCTGGTTCGCGTCGCGTTGTGCTAAGCGGGCATCCGAGATAGATTGAATCCCACCGAGCGTGTTACTGCGCCCCAGACTACGCTGCATCTCTTGCTGCTGCGCTGGTGTAAGACTTGCGCCGTAGCGACTGATATTGCGCTGTGCAACATCACTTGCCATCTGCTGGGCACCCGCCACGTCCTCGCGCGCCTGATCGATGAGGCCAGTATCATTTTGCGCTTGATTGATCAGATCCTCTTCAAACTGCCCGTATTCATTGACGTAGTCGAGATACTGCTGGCGAGTCATGTCAGCGTAGGTCTTGTCGGGATCGCTCACTGTTGGGATCTGCCCGTTTGTATAGGGGTTTCCGCCAGTGTTGGGATTGCCGCCGCGCCTTATAGCCGCTACATCTGGGATGTTTCCGATTGACATCACTATACCCCTCTTGGAGCCGTTGGAGTTTCCAACACATCAAGCGTGTTGGTGATTAATTTGCTCGCAGTGCCGTCTCCAAAATAACCTGCTTCATTGGCTCCCCTAACCGTCGCGCCTAGCAACTGACCGCCAGCTCTGTACTTAGCAGCGGAAACCTGCTGGTTGGCTTTCGCTTTAGTAAGTGCCTCAGAGGTGCCAAGTCGAGAAGCTTGTGCTAGGCCAACTTGTGCCTCTCCTGCTTGCCCCCTAGCGGTCGCAAGAACGCCGGTCTTCATGCGGTTCTCGATGCCTTTGGCGGCGGCAGTAGCTTGACCTAACTGACCTTGTATCGCAGCGGAACGATCGCCCGCTGCATTGACTCTCTGCGTCTCTTGAAAGCCTCCACCGGACAGCGCTTGCTGCGTGTCGGCGTTGGCCCTGCCTCGCAAGGTAGTCTTGTAATCGTCAGTCATAGACTTGTCGCGCATCTGCTTTAGCAGTGGGTCGTACAACTGTTTAAAACGGTCGTACTCCGCTTTCGCCACGCCCGCTGAAACTTTTTCAGCTTCTGAGGGCTTGTAGTCTTGCTGTTTCGGTCCGCATCCCATATCTAAACTCTCTTCACCATTGTTGCCCCTGCGTATTCATAGCCCGAGGCTTCTAGCTTCTCTTCAGTGCGCCGTGTCTTCACGCGGCTCGTTATATCAAACACCAGCGCTTTCGCAGACTCGTGAATGGCCCAAGACTCAAAAGCAGCCAGCAAAAAAGAAAAACCTCCATGTTCACGCGCCTCTGGCAGGACAAAACAAGTTTCTTCATACGCGACCAAGTCTTCGCCAAAAAAGGTTGGGCCAAGCGACGCAAACAACGCGCCGACCGGGGTGCCGTGGTGCTCAAGCAGAAATATTCTTTTGTCTGGCCTAATCGTATACTCATCAAATCGAGCCCAAAGCTTCTCTTCATTTAAGTCCATGTGTGAGTACACTGACTCACGCCACATAACCTCCCCGATCAACAACATTGTCGGGAAGTCTTCGCGCTGCGCTTCCCTAACAAGCAGCCCGCTACTTGCTTTCTCTTCCGTATCGGTTTTTTGAGTGCTTCGGGGAGCGGTACAACCCTCCATAATTCACCTTCCTGGCTATTGGCATATCTTCATGGCGCGATCTGCGCTCGGCTTCTTGAATACTCTGCTGAAAAAGGGTGCCGTATACCTGTGCGCCACCAAAATCAGTCCAATCCTTACTGGGCATCCGCAACAGGCGGAACAGTGCCCCCTGTACAATTGCGTCGCGGTAATCAGTCATAACGCCGTCATCACAGGCGGTAGACGTATATGTTGGCTTCAGTTGAGCTCGCAGGATGACCGCCTGTGACTCTGTGGCGTTTGGGACTGGAGCGAGCCAGAACGCGGCCTGCGTCACCTTCACAAAATACTTTGGCGTACCCGCATTACTCGCGTCCCGCCACTTCGGTAAACGCTGCTCTAGCAACCCCGTAGAGATAGGCTCTAAGTCGTGCCCTTGATGCGTTACCCACAGTATTTTATGCGTGACCGCCCCGCTTGGTGGCTCCAAGTCGTACTCGTAAATGTTAGCGACCGTTGTGACAGGGTCTAGCTCCTGCTGATACACAGGCGCTTTCTCGCACAGCTCGATTGCCGCTGCGCGGATGTTGTTTTCTATTAGGGTGTCAGGACAGCCCGGCACCATCGGCATTATTTCAGGGAGCAGCGTCTCGTAAGTTGTAGCCATAGTTATACTCCCGGCCTTGCGCTATCAGCGTTAGGGCTCGTTACGACATCGATCTGCCCCTTACCCGCAACAGCCGTCGTAAACAACTGGTAGTGACCACCTGCGCGCTGAGCGTTACCTGCGTACTCAGAATCTTTCATGAAAGCCATGTATAAGACGTAATTCATTACGGCTGTGCCGAAGATGTCAGGTATTGCAAGGTTGTCACTTGCGCCGACAGTCGCTGGGTTTGCTGAGTAAACGATCTCGATGTAAGCGTTACCACTTACCCCAGGATAGACGTAGTAGTTACGGGGGTTCTCATCGTTATAAATATAATGCTTCACTTGAGTCCCGTGTTTTGCATCCCCAGTTACAGCCGGGTCATGCCAGCTAGGGGTCTGCGCGTCCAGAATCTCCTCGGAAACTAGTCTAATAGTTCTGCCGCCCGTTCCATTTGACGCAGCGGACATGTTTCGAACAACCCGAAGCAACCGATTGCCTGAGCTAGGAATGTCCTGCTTAGTACCAGTGGCAAGTGTGACGGTGGTGTTAGTAGCAGTAGAGTCAGGTTTAATCAGCGCAATTTCACGCTGCGCGTCATTAACCCACAGTATTAACTCAGCCTCGGGCCATCGAATGCCACTGGCGTCCTGTATCACCGATTGCACTCTGTCTATAACGCTTGCTACTGTGACACTCATATAGACCCTTCGCTTTAAGAGTTAAGAGCTTGCTCCCAAGCCTCTTCACGTTCTGTCGTAGTGACAGAACGCCCTGCATACTTGTTTACGACGGTAGCTTTTGGCGTTCCATCTGCTTTGAAATCACCAGGGTTCGCCGCCTCGATAATATCTTCCATAACTTGAGCCAACGTCTTCTCGGCCCCGGTCTCTTCTTCCGGTGCAGCTACCGGCGTTTCTTTTAATGAGTCCGACACGATGTCCGCGCCCATAACCAATGCTGCTTTCCCGATTTCCTCGCCTACTTCACGAGGTACGCCAGCTTCGAATAGCACTACGGCCCCAGACAGAGTGGCGACTCTGAGAGGCTCCTTGCAAATAATCTTCATGAAAAATCCTATTTAGTCTTAGTGGTGTATTTTTTGCCGTTCCAAGTAAAAGTCTTGTAGCCCTTTTTTCTTGCGGCTGCGAAAGCAGATCTAAAGTCCTTCGCCGCTGTGGAATCTTTTCTAAACGTCTTATAAGTGCCAGCCTTGGTCTTCACGCCGCCCGTAACATCTTGTGACTTGCTTTGCGCGACAGCCCTAGGATTACGCTTGCCCCCTTTTGTTTCGGGTGCCGGTGATGCATCGTAGTTACGATTAGTCTTTGTATTTGCACTTCCAGAGCTAGCAGCAGCTTTTGCAATTCCGCTGGAGTACCTCTTGGGTGATCTTGGTTCAACCCTCGCCTTAGAACGAGTAGCTGCTCTTCTTTGTCTGCGTCTAGTACCAGGATTCATATAGCTATCCTTAAAAAAGCCCCCCGAAGGGGGCGATCATTATTACTGAGCGGTATCGAGGCAGATGACTCCAAAGTCTTCTACGCCGCCGTTTACGTCGCTGTTGTACTTAGGCTTGCGAAGACCGAAGATCTTGCCTACCGAAATACCCAGCTGGTTACCGTAGTCAAAGGTATCTTCTACGATATCGGGCAGACCAATGTCAGCCATAGCCAGTGCTTGAGCGCCGACAAACAGGGCTCGTGCTCCGTCGATGTTTGCGTCCGCGCCCCACTTGTAGCCAGCTGCACCAGCGTTGCTAGAAGCACCGGACGTTGCGCCTTCGGTTGAAAAGACGTGTCGGAACTCATGGACCATGACGCCATCAACCATCAGGCTAGAGGAACCAGCAAACAACTCGTTGTTGGGTCCACGAACACCTGCGTTACGGACGTTAGCTAGGAAGTCTGAGTCCAGCTTCAGACTAGCCATCTGCTGTGGAGTAACAAACAGGTGGAACACCTCTTGGTTACCCGCAGCTCGCATACCACGAATAAAGTTATCCTTGGCGTATGCCTTCAGATTCACAATGTGGCTATAAG